TAGGGGGCAACGTCTGTTATAAATTGACGCAGGTTTGATCTGTCCGTTATCGCTCCATTGAAAAACAATTTTTGTTTATATAAAAATTTAGATGTTTCCTTTAAGTCATTTATGTCAACAAGGCGGTCTTTGTCTTCTGACATGTTTAGCAGAGCGCCCGCTCCAGCCATTTGATCGGTTAGCAGATAGTAGACAAGATCCGTAAATAAGTTGCTTGGACCTTCTTTCTTTCGGTAAGTAAGACTGCTTGAATCCCCGTAAGGGTTTTCTGTGTCTGCAGTTGCATCTGGGTGGAGTCGCCGCACAAAAAGACCATTAGGCAGCCAGCAACGCATCTGGTCAAGCCTTGTAAAATTACGAGTAGCTCTTAACGACAGTCCCGCTATTGTCAAATTGTTATATTCGGGCAGCTCCTTGTTTGCGACAATTTCGTTGACGTAAACAATTTGATGTTCTGGGCTACTAGCGTTTGACTTGTCTACGAAATCCCTATAAAAACTTATGTCAGCAATTTGGCTTTGTCCTTCATATACCTTTTTTGCAGAAATTTTGCCCGGTCTTGTTTCAGTCTTGAGGTTTTTAACCTCGTACACAAAACCAGTTTGTGGATAAATACTGCGAAAAGGGTTTTCCTGAGAAATTGACTGCTTATGCGTAAAAATGTCTCCTTTTTCCCAGTTTTGATTTGTATTGATGTCATCGACGACAGTTATGCTTGGTGCGCTCCAACCCTTGCTTTGACCGCTTCTATTGTCTTCAATTTTGATAACTTTAGACTTAAGGCTTAATTTTATTTTTCTGTTGCGTGACTCCGTAAGTTGCAGTTCTGTAACTTTTCCTCTGCCTAAGTCGAAAGAAGAAGCATCGCCAAATATTTCATAATAGTAACTTTGAGCGCGGCCAGTTGCTTGGTCTCTTTCCACGCTTTTTACTTTAAATTTTTGCCCTGACCATTTCAAGTTGCCATTTGGATGATTTTTATGAAAAGGGTTGCTGTTGTTATAAGCATTAGTATTGCCTCCTGGAACATCTGTCCCTCCTAGTCCGCGTTTAATCGTAAAAGTATAATCTTTGTCGAAGTTGCCAGAGCTTGCAATTACTACAGCACTGATGGGCTGAAGTACCACGTTTTGACCATTCCTTTCTTTTGCATAATGCCCATCAGCAAGAAAATTTTTCCTTAAAGTCCAACGAACCTTGATCCATTTGCTTGCAGTCAAATATTCTGTTGTTTCCTTTGTGAACAGTGCCCCTTGCCCTCCACGATATTTGTCAGTGTTCCCAGCAATTGCCCATGTCATTGCTCCGTTTCTTCCTGCAGTTGCGTTAGACAGATTGGATCTGTTTTCAATAAACTCTATGTCGTCTATGTATGTTCCTTGCGCCGAGTTTGGCACCTCCCTATCCCTAACCACTCTGTCTGGGATGGTTTGGACTTTTTCGGGCTTTGTCTGAGATGGAGCGCGAGTAAACTCTTTATTTAAAATTATTTCGCCTTTTTCAACTTCTGACCCTGCAACTTGCACCTTAAATGTACCCATTGCACCTACTTGTGTTTCTACCGTAAGCAAATCGTCAGTCGCCGCTAGGCGTATTAGCTTGAACTTGTTTGGCCTATCTCTCAGCTCAGAGGCAGGCACAGGAACAATTTTATATTCAAGTTCCGTTTTTGCTAGCTTTTCTGGGGAAAAAATGCGAATAAAATTAAATTGCGCTGTTGGCTTGTAACCCGTAACAACAAAGTGAATAGATATTTTTTCAAATTCAAAAGGCGTTGCGCTTTGATCCCGTCCGGCTTGTCTTACAAAAACTATAAAGACAGATGATCTAGCGATCGTGCTCGTAATAGTGCCAGAAGTGACGTTAATTCCCCTTTTGTCCAGATCCAGCTGGTTACTGTCAGACGGCAAACTGTTAAACGCACAGAGACCGTTTAATCGCTGATAAACAGTGCTTTTAATGCCAATCTCAGTTACAGATGTTGGTCGATTATGACGGAAAGAAGCAACAGCAACCTTTGTGATCGGGAAGAATCCAGAGCCCACACCTCCTCTGTCATCAATGTAACCCTTGACCTCAACTACTCTTTTTTTGCTAACTAAGCCAATCAAGCCAAAGCTTGACTCTGATTCGTCGATGCACTTCAGTGTGATCTCTTGCTGCCTGCTTGGGCTGGCGTCTATGTCAAACCTTGCAAGCTTTCTGTTTACGACGACCCAGTAAGTATTAGCAATTGCAAATATTTCTCCAACCTGCATTGCTTCATCCGCTGCAAGTTGAGCTGATTGAACGCTTGAATTGATGTCATCTACGCTTTCACCCAGTGATCCCTCGAGTTCGTAAAAATCCTCCTCAATCTTAGTGTCGCTAATTATAAACTCAATCTTGTCATCCTTGTTGACCCCGACGACTGTGCTTAAAGCTGTTGAAGATTCATCATCAACCGTAACTTTATTTCCGTTACGCTTAATCAATTTAACAATGCCCATGCGAGGGCTGTACTGGCGGCCGCTGCCTACTGGCCCTTTATCCCTGACACCTTCCAGATATTCGCCACCATCTCTAATGTGCCCTTTGTAGCCACTCTCTTTTGTTTTATTGTCATCACCAATAATTTTAATTCTGGCGACTGTAGCGGCGTCTCTTTGGTCTGAACTTGCTTCGTCTCTAAGATTAATTGAGACAACGCGATAATTTAATCTATAACCATTGCCGTTTGCAATAGGCGCATAAACCCCAAATTCAGTATTGTTTCCCGGACTGTATGCGTGCGAAAAACCTGTATCATTATCCGATTGATCCGTTGGGCACAAAAACGCATCTTCCGAGTCTGAAGTCAAAAGAGTAGGATCTCCAGTCTCTAAACCGCCTCTTGAACCAAACTGCATGTCATTGGCTCTAATCCGAAAACGTCCTGAATAAAACGAGCCTTCTTTCCAGTAAAAAGCAAAAGAATTTTCGTAAATAACATCTAAAGCGTTATTTCCTAGAAAGACTCCTTCGAGTACAGGAGGTTCAACACCTTCTGGCTTGTTAGAGTCTCGCCCAAATAGCTTGGTTCTGCCCTGCTCACCGACAACAAACATCAACCTTGCAGACTGCTGACTCCCATAACTAAACATCCGCGACCAGACCAGTCTAGGGGTTACAAATATGCCACCATCATTAGTCCTTGAATCATAACGACCAAAGATAATTGGCACTGGAGCGCCATAATTGGCCAACTCATTAAGAGTTTCAAATCCTCGCGTTGGCGTAAAACGCTGCTGTCCAGCAACGTCGCTCAGTCGCAGGTCTCCCCCATCAGCATTTCCTTCCTGCTTTGGGGCAGCAGGCATCTTTGGTTTAGGCGTCAGCAGATACGAAACGCCAGTAACGACCAAGCTGACCGCAATGCTGACAACCGCTGCCACAACAGGCCCATCAACAATGTCAGGAATGTGCTCATATTCCGCAGGACGCAATCGCCCTTTGTGTCTAACTTCAGCCGCAAAAAGCTTATACTCGTCCTCCGTAATTCCAATCGTTTTAATTAGCTGCTTTTCATACGGAAGCAGTGGTACGTCGTAAACAGACGGGCCGTAGACCATTGCACTCTTTCCATTCCCCTGTTGACGTACAAGATTCCCGTCTGCCATGTGACTGCAAATGCCCAGGATTGCTGCGGTAGCAGCAGAATGTCACCATCATACTCAGGCTTCTTAACCCGCAAACCCCACTTCATTAAGTCTCGACATACGCTCCACTTGCTAGCTTCATACCAAGACTGCTTAAACGGCGGCGCTTTGATGTCCATACGTTCCAATGCTCGATAGCAAAGGTGAATGCAGTCGATGCTTCCATCACTGCCATCAGCTCCCAGCCTGTACGGCATTCCAATTAAATCACTGCAGTCGTACATTGTTCGAGACAGGCAAGTTGCCAATCATTCTTTGAGACAGGGAACGCCTAGGGATGTCCGTCCCAACAGCATCCAGAACTGAGCCTAGCTCCATGTTTACTGAAACGTTGTCCCAGTTGCCTCCAGTGACTTGGCCTGTGTAAGTATGAGCGATTGTATGTGTTGCAGTTAAACCTGTTTCAACGTCTGTATCTTCAATAATTAAAACATCTACCTCCATGACCCAATTTTTTTCAATTGCTTCAATTGCCCACTTGCGAGTTATGTTGTTATTTGGAAAAACAAGTGTTGCCTCTAGGCCATCGCCCGTACGATTAACAGTAACGCCAGAAAAGCCAAACGGAGCAAACTCATATTTTCTCCCAGAATGAGTTATCTGCTTGCCGACAAAGAAATTTTGGAAGCGATACAAGATTGAACCGTCTGGTCTCATTCGGACGGCATGACCAAAGGCAAACTGTGTCATAGACCCAATCTCTTACGAGTGCTTCCGCTCATCTGTAATCGCTTCAGTGTATTCTGCTCACCGCGTTTTGCGCCTTGTGCTGCTGCACTTTGCATTCCAGACTGGAACTGATCTGCCGTCACGTAATCAACGCTGTTAATGCGCTCCACGGTGTACCGAACATCGATTGGAGCGGCAACTGCAGTACCGCCACCGCCGCTTTCCGTTCCACCATCGCCACTGGCTGGGATGACGCTATTGCCGCGTGAGCCGCGCGAATAACGCGACATGCTTTCACGCATCTTGCTCTCAGGGATGACGTACTCAGGCTCACCACCTTCACCGATCAATGCGTTGGTCGGCTTGTTGACATAGCCGCCTTCGGCAAACCCAAAGTTTGGGCCAGCAACACCAAGGCCAGTTTTTGGGTCAAAATAACTTTGACCGCCCATGCCACCGCCCCCAGGCATTGAAACGCCCAGCGCCTTCATGATTGTGCCGTACAAAATCATCGCTAACTGCTGAGCAATAATTTTTTTCGCCATTTCCAAGAAGTCAGAGGCAATAGATTTCAACATGTCTGCTAATGCTTCTTGCCCAGTCTTGGCACCAGTGACAACATCACCAAAAGCGTTGGCAAACGCACTGCCCATTGATGTAGCAGCAAATGCAACTTGGTTTTGTGTCTCTAAAAGCTTTTCAAGCTGCTGCTGCATCTGAAAGCCAGGGTCGGCCTCAAGCCGACGCTTTGCAGCTTCTTCTTGCCGCTTGGTCTCTTCTGCTGCTTTTTTATTTGCTTCGTCCGTGAGCTTTTGCTGTTCTTCGCGTCTATCTAAAATGTCCTGTTCAAACCCAGCCGCCGCCTTAAGCAGCTTTATTTCTTCTTCACGCGGAAGCAAGCTGGCTTCTGCGATTCTTTGCTTTTCAATTTGAAAATTAAGAACAATTCTTTCAGACTCGGTTAACGCGTCTCCTTGGCCAAGCAAGCGTTTGTTCAAGTCAAATAACTCTTGAGACATGTCAACGCGCTCTCTTGCTGCCCCGCCTGCGCCGCCGCCACCAGAATCTTTGGTCGGCAAAGTAATAGGCGAAGTTCCCGTAACGTTTGACGCAATATCAGCGGCACTGGCTGGGAGTTGCCCAGGCATAGCGCCACGAGCAATGGCTAAACGCCTTGATAACTCACGTTTTAAAACTTCCGCCCGAAACTCCTTCGCCTCATCGGACCGCCCAAATAAGCCTGGCTTGCCAAATTTGTTATTTGTTTGCAAAGTTGCTGCTGCATTAGCCGCCTGTGTCGCTGCTGCAAGCTTCCCGCCAGAAGCAATATTCTCAACAATATTGCCAACAACTTTTGCGACACCAGCAAGCAATCCCCCAATAAAACGGATGGCAGGCTCAAGCTGTCTAATGACGGTGCCTAATTCTGATATTGCATCAGTAATCGCAGGTATTGCACTTTCAGTAGCTGCAACCTGAGCATCTTCGACTGCATTTTGGAACTCTTTAATTTTCGCGGCAGGACCATTTAATGCTTGAGCAAGGCTTTCAGCACCATCAGATTCAATACGTTTAAGCGCCTTGATAACAATGTCACTTGTTAGCAACCCTTGGGCTGCATATTCCTTCAGTTTGCCCGCTGCAATTCCTGTCTCATCAGAAATAGCTTGTAGGACTAATGGAGCTTGTTCTGCAATGCTGCGGAACTCATCACCACGCAATGCACCAGAACCTAAAGCTTGCGATAACTGCGTAAAAGCAGCCGAGGCTTCTGCTGCTGTTGCTCCACCAAGAACTGCTGCGGTTCTAAAACCACCAAAAGTTGAAGTTATGTCTTCTAAGGAAACCCCAAGCGGGCGCAAACGTGCAAAAGCATTTGCAAGTGATTGATTTGCTTCTGTTTGGCTGAGTTTAAATTTCTTTGCTGCCTGCGCTGCAGCATTTTGAAGGCCAGCTACTTCGCCAAAACGTTTCCCTAGCAATTGAATCCTGCGTTCTGATTCAAGCCTTGCTATCCCAGTTTGAACGCTTTTAAAAGCAACAAAACCAACAACAGCTTTGCCGACAGTGCCGCGCAAACCGCTCATGCGCTTGCCAAGACGAGCAGCATTGCTTTCAAGATCCCGAAAACTCCTTATGCCATTTCGACCCATTCGTTGAAATGCGGCCTCAACGTTCCGCGCACTTTTTTGATTTTTCTTTAACGCCTGATCAACTTTTTCACTGTGCTGCTCAACCTTTCGTAGCGGATTAACAGCCTTGGCGGCTTCGACGATCAGTTCAACGCTTGCTCTTGCCACGACTGATCCAGCACTGGTCTTATCCTACCGCCGTCTTGTTTTTGCGCGATCCATTGCCTGCTGTTCCCGTTCACCCTTCAGTTCGTAGTACGCAGCAAAATGCACAAGCTCCGCATCGGTTAGTTCCGTGCGAAGCCTGCTAAGCGTCATTCCTAATTCGCAGGCCAGAAAAAACTCAAAATTGAGCCAGTTGTCCTGCTTTAGTCGTTTTTTGCTTCTTCAAGGTCAGCCTCTTCACCAAGACCAAACAAGAACAGCTCAAGCTCGTTTAATACAGACTCAGGCAACTGACGCTGCAGCTTAGGAGCATCAGCAGAGGAAAACGCCTTTGAGCCGTCCTCAAGCTCTGCCATTTGACACAGCATCTGCGTGCTGATGTCTAAAGCTTCTTCTGTGCCAGACAGGCTTTGCGCTTTCTTGCGGTCAGCGCGTGTGATCGGTTTGAAAAACAGATCTACAACTTTCTTGCCTTCAGCGTTTTTTAGTTCAAACTTGCGGCGCTGGTTGAGATCAAACGCCCCAACCAGCAGATCGACGGTGCGATTTTGAGCCATTAAATAAAAGCTTGCGTTTAAATTATAGACCTAAATCATTCCAGGTTCATAGTGATCGCGCCGCTGGTGACGAAGCTGCAAGAAACAACGACAAGTTCACCAACAGTAGAGGTGATCTCCATGTCGGTAATGATGCCGGCAAAACTTACTGAATCAGTACCAGAAGTGGTCCCAGTAGTGAACAATTCAAATGTTGCAGCGGCTGTGTCAGCAGTCGTGACCACATCCTCAAGAAAAGCCGCTTGGCCTGTTGCGTCTGGGTCATAAACCAGTTCAACAGTGCCAGAGCCAGAAATCATGCTGCCAACAAAGCTGCGAAAGGTATCGCCCTGCTTTGAGGTGTCGAGCGTTTCTTTCGTAGTGGTTAAGCTCCAACTACGAGTGCCGACGATTGTTGCATTGGATGAGCCTGCAGCGTCGAACTGGACTGCTCCTTGTTCGCCTCGAAGTGTCGCCATGGTCAGAGTTCCTCGATGGATTCAAAGGTCACACGGACCTGGGTTTGGAAGTAGCCCTCGGGTGATGGCGATGCCAACGCCTCTGGACCTGTTGCAGCGTCGAAGAAAACCCCCGACACGATGACCCTATTGTAAAGGTCTCGAATCCTTTTGCCGATGATGAAATTGGCTCCGGGACCAACACCTTTGGCAGAAAAGATATTGATAGTGACAATCCCAATAATTCTGTTTTGAGAATTGGTTGTCAATCCTTGGCTTAGATATTCGCTCGCACCAAAGCTGACAAGGCATTGAACAAACGACGAATTAGGCGTTGGCTCATACGCCATGTTGTGAAACACAACTGGAATGGGAGGATCGCCAGCTAGCTCTGTCGCAAGCCTGCCTTCAATGGTGGCTCGAATAGCGTTGAGATCAGCAGCAGCCATTAGTTACGCCTCCTAAAAGCACGGATAAATTGTGGAACTTCTTTGGTAGCAATTTCTTTCCCAATTAGATCAGGGAAGCCAGGGACCGTGCCTTGCCGTGTCCGGTATTTACCGCCCCAACCTGGCGGTAAATTATTGCCATATAGGACAGGCTCCGCGTACTCCATATTGTTTGTAATTTCTGCCTGAAACTTACCAATCCTTGTTTGCCAAGCCCCACGAAGCGTTCCTCCCGTCCCATGCTCTAGCAGTGCTTTTTTAAGAGGGACTGTTTTGCCCCCTACGGCAAAAAACATTGGCATAGAGTCAAGCTCGCTCTGGGAATAGTTGCTGAGCGAAAAAACAGGAGTTTGTTCTTTAACTTGCTTTGTCCAACTCAATGCCGTCAGTTTGACAACATGCTCGATTTCTTCTTCCATCAGATCAGCAATCTGATCAATTCTGATCTGACGTGCCATCGTTATGCCCTCAGGATTAGTTCGTAAGTGATCGCCGTGTTGTCTTGCTCCGTAGTTTCAACGCGAATGATCTGATGCACAACCGTGCTGATCACAACACGATCTTTGGTCTCAGGAGCTGACGGCAAATCTTTTGCAGCAACCGTTAAGCGTTTATCACCTTGCTGAACAAGCTCATTCACCTCGCGGACGTTTACATCTTCCAAGACACCTTTGACGTCGGTGTCGCTGGTTGTCTCGGCAATTGCGCCGGTTGTGGCGTTATAACTGCCAGCAGAAACGTAACGAACTGTCACATCACCGCCGAACTTGGCGATGACGGTACCGGCCACTTTCTCAAGGGATTGAGCAAGTCCCATCAGACGTTATAAACAACGACATGACCAGAGGTCAAAGTAATTGAGGTAAAAAGTACGCCTTCAATGCAAGCTCCGGCGTTAATGTCGATCGCAGACGGGGCACCTGATCCGTTCTCAGTAATGCCCTCAGAAGTCATCGCAGCAATGACTGAGTCTTTCAAGGCTTCAACCTTGTAAAACCTGCCAGTGTGCGCGGCTGTATCAGTGATGATAATTGCCTTTGACGGCGAATAACCCATGCCCATGATCAGCTCCGTTTAATAGCGATGTTGCCCGGTCCGCTAATTCTAAGCCCTGTCAAGTAACGCTCGACCATTGGCGGGATTCGATCTGCACCAACGGCACCAGACTTGTCAGGCGTTACGTCAAGGCTGCCGATCTTGACGTTCTTAAAGTCTTCAAGGCCGCCAAGGCTGATTCCATCCGTATTGCTGTGCAAGTAAACGGCAAGTTCAATTTGCGCCCGTTTAACTTGATCAGGAATTTCGGTGTCGGTGAAGTAATCGTCGGATATACGGAACGGAAACCCGGTCGCGTAAGTGTTGACGTAAGTATCGGGCTTTCGCACGCCAGTACGCGGCCATTGCAATGCCTGTGTGTCGGTGGCGCGTGCACCTAAAAATCTTTCGCGGTCAAGCCGCTGTGCTGCAGCCGTCAAGGCACGGTTGCGGCTATCAATGTTGCCTGAGCCCCACTTGTTCGCATCAGTGCTAAGCACCATTGCTTCAACAAAAGCGTCAGCCTCAGCCAGCGTTATGTAGCTGTTCGCGCTTGCGTCGCCCGCTGTTGCGTTGATTGTTACTGCCATCGGGCTTCACGTTAGAAGTCTTTGATTTTGGCTTTTCAGGAGCGGAGGCCACCGCTTGCGCAGCAGCCTCACGTTCCTTCATTCGCCTGAAAGCGAATAAACCCATCAGGAGCTTGCGCCCTTCAGAGCCACGAAGGACAAGACAATTGCCTCGCCCAATGAACCTGCGGACAGGTTTGCAACGGTGATCGCGAACGAGCCAGCAGCAATTGTGTTGGCTTGAACGAGATAAGCGCCAGCAGTTCCAGCGGAGCTGTGGTTAACCACAACAACGTCAGTAGCTGCAATTTTGCTGTTAGTCACAGCAAACGAAACCTCAGCACCTGCTGCCAGGGCTGCGTCGTGAAGGGTGATTTGACCTGAAGCTGCGTTCAGAGTCACACCTGTCGCTTTGCTGGTGTCCTGGGCAACAGTGCCGCCAGTTGTCGGGCCGATGAAATTGCCCGATGTTGCCTCAAAAATGGATGTCATGGTTAATTACTCCCTCAATCAAGGTTAGAAGTGGAAGTAATCCGCACGATCCCAATGTTGTTGGTCTCGTAAACCTTCGTCCAGTTTCCAACGGTCTCAAGTTGAGCGCGAGTTGGATTTGAAACAGCAGAGGAGAACTTCGAGCCCACCGGGTGGTAGACGTAGTGAAGATCGATCGACATTGCATCACTCTTGGCGAGGATGTCGCGATCGGTTTCAGTCTGCAAGCCAAGCTGTTCGCCAGAAGCAATAGCGCCTTGGGTAAACAGATAGGAAACGTACTCTTTGTTCGGGGAAGCCCCTGCACTTTGTACGTCCGCAGAAACGATCACGCGCAGTCCCATGAAAGTAGGAACTTGTGGCTGACCGAATGCGTTGGCAGTCGAACCCTGAGTTGCCCCAGTGTCAGCAGCGCCAGTGTCGCCATAGATGAAGTCGATTACACGGCGCTCCATCAAGTCGTAGTACACATTGGGGTGTACGCAGATCGCGGCGAGCTTTTCGCCTTGATCGCCAAGCAATGCTTTTGCTTGAACGATTTGACGTGGCCCAAGCACGGTTGGAGTGTCACCAGATGCGCCATCAACGGCTAGGCCGAGGAAAGCACCGCCAGCAGTGTCACCAACTGCACCAAACACACCACCGAGGCAGGACAGAAGATCTTTCTGACGCTGGTTGGCAATGTAATCAGCAATCTTGGAGCCAATGGCAGCCATCGGGTCAGAACCGGCAGCCAAAGCAGCTAGGTCACGTGACTCGAAAGCACGACCACGGTGCAAGACAGCAGCAACCTGCTTGTCTGCAGTGATCTTGCCTGGGGTCAGTGAAGAGCTATCAGTCAGAACTTCAAAGTCACCAGCAAGGTTGGCTTTGTAAAAAGGAACTTGAATAAAGTCCCCACCACCCTCTGCAGCATTTAGCTCAGCCATTGGCTGCACCACACCGCTTGCCAGGAAGGCATCACGCAGAGTGGTTTGCTCAATGACGTAAGGCGTAAATACCTCAGGGATGATGATGTCGCTCCTAAGAGTCGCCATCTGTCAAAAAAGAGAATGTTTACAGTGTGGGCACAGCCCTTAGGCGCAGCACAGCTTTGCCATTAGGTCACATACTAACGGTTAGCTGCGTTTTTCAACCTTTCATACATGTCACGATCAGTTTTAAACAACCGTGATTGTTCTGTGAGGTTGAACGTTTCTTTGCTGAATGGATTTTTGACACCAGCAACAGAATCACTTGTTGCACGCCCTGATGGTGCGCCGCTGCCTTGAGGCTTAGGTTGCTTTTGCATCCAAGCTGGCAAAGTCTTGGCCCATTCGCTCACAGGAGTTCGCTGATAGCCATCAACAACAACGACGGTGCCATCAGGCTCGCGCTCGATTTGTTCACTCGTCAGCTTGGTTTTTAAAATCAAGTCCGGGTCGTGGACAACATCAGCCAGTGCACTGACAGCTGGCGTGATTAATTCCAACTCCCGAACACGCGCTTCAAGTTCAGAAATGCGCTTGTCCTTTTCCGCCGTCGCCTCACGGAACTGTTGCTCCAAAGCTTGTCGGGCTTCTCCGTATTTGCCTTGCTTTTCCAGATCTGCCTGTTCCGCCTTAGCTTTGAAATCCAGTAACTCCTGAACATCGACGCCATCTGGAACAGCCTTCGCTTTAGCAACTGCTTTTTTGTACTCATCCAACAATTCGACGTTTTTACGCCTCATTGTTTCGAGTTCTGTTTTCAATTCGCTGGTGTCAACAGATTGCTCCACAGGAGCAGTTTGTTCTTCGGACATGAATTAGCCACAGGCTAAATTGCTCTAACAATTTACTACCAAAGAAATTTGTTTGCCCAGTAAGCGCCAGAAATTGGGCCGCGTTTGATGTTTTGAGAGTGACGTTTCTTCCAGTTGCTGCGTTTCTCTGCGTCGGCTTTGCTCTCGCCGTCACGTTTGGGAAAACGATCAGCGCCCTGTAGTCCAAATCGAATTAGCTTTTGTTTGCCACCCACACTGGCCACAACCGCAGCCGCATATTTGGGGTGCTTTGGGGTCATGATCGGTTTGTTAAGGCCCGCGAAACGGTGACCTCCTTTCTTAATGGCCTCA